TAAAGCTTGCTAAAGAGACAGGAGTGTCTATAATCATCGTGTCACACATGCGTAAGCCTCAGGCTAAAGACCCGCATGATGTGAATGAGTACGACATGAAGGGGTCCGGTAGTATTAACCAGATTGCATTCAATACGATCCTCCTGAGTCGGGATAAGATGGCTGAAGATGAGTACACACGTAATTCTACGTTGATACAGCTGGTCAAATGTAGGCGTACAGGTAGAACAGGTAAGGCAGGATGGCTCTACTATGAGGAGGCTTCAGGCCGAATGGTACAAGGAACAGCACCACAGATAAAGGCGGTAGAAGATGAGGAGTTCTAAAGTATGCACTTATTGCGGTGAGGATAAGGCTCTAAGTGAATACAATAGTTATGCTAGAGGGGGTTTATATGCTAGATGTAATTCCTGTACGTCTATCCTTAATGCTGAAAACTATCAACGAGGGGTTGGGTATATGAATGAGTATTTGAGAGAGCATTATCAACATACTTGTCAGATATGTAACGAACAGTTTCCAAGAGAGATACTTCATTTTCACCATGTAAACCCAGAAGAAAAGGAACTGAAGTTAGAAGCAGCTGCTTGGAGAGGAGGAAAAGGCCCTTCACAGAAAGTGCTTGACGAGGTTAAGAAATGTGTGGTATTATGTTCCAACTGCCATATCCTAGAACACATAGCTATGAAGAACGAGGAGACATTAGTTGGAAACACGAAAGCTTATAGTAGATATAGAAACCACGGCATTACCAGCTACGAGAGTGTGGATGGTGGGGACGATGGACCTGAGGACCGGAGAGGTACGAAACTTTCTCTCTCCGTTTAACACACAAGACATAAAGGATATACAGACATGCTTAAATACATACAACGAAATCATTGGACACAACTTTATCGACTTCGACAAACCAACTATGGAACGATTGTTGGGAATAAGCTTCGTAGGTATAAAAATTACCGATACTCTTATCCTTTCAAGGTTATACAATCCTTCACTAGAGGATGGTCATTCACTTAAGGCATGGGGACAGAGGCTTAATTTCCCTAAAGGAGATCACGATGATTGGACTAAACTCACGCCTGAAATGGTTACGTACTGCGAAAAAGATTTACAAGTCACAGCTAAACTTTACACAGAGCTTCTGTCTGAACTGGCAGACTTTGGTAATACGAGTATTGATCTGGAACATCAAGTTCAGGATATTATATCGACACAGATTGAAAATGGCTGGTTACTGGATCAGTCGAAGTGTAGGGATTTAGGTGCGGAACTTAAAGAAAAACGCATGGCTCTTGAAGAGGAAGTACATGAAAGGTTTAAACCACTTCCTAAGTTTATTAAAGAGATTACCCCTAAAGTTAATAATGACGGACGAATTAGTGTTGTTGGTCTTAAGTTCCTTGGGGCTGATCTGGTTAATGTATGGGGCGCTTTCAGTCGTATTGACTGGCCTGAGTTTACCTTAGGCTCTCGACAACAGATAGCTAAACATCTACAGTTCTTTGGGTGGAAGCCTAAGAAGTTCACTGAGAAAGGCTCCATCATTGTAGATGAGGATACATTAAACGAGGTTAAAGGTATACCGGAGGCCGCATTGATTGCAGAGTACCTGATGATACAGAAGCGTACCGCTCAGGTTAAGTCATGGTTAGATGCAGTAGCGGAAGACGGTAGAGTACATGGGTACGTTAATTCTATAGGTGCGGTCACAGGCAGAATGACCCACAGTAGCCCTAACGTAGCCCAAGTACCATCAAGCTACTCTCCCTACGGTAAGGAGTGTCGTAGCTGCTGGATAGTTAAGAAGGGATACAAGCTTGTCGGTGCTGATGCTGCTGGCTTGGAGCTACGGATGCTCTCACATTATATGAATGATAAGGAATATACACATGAAGTCACAAGTGGAGATGTACATACAGCAAACCAGAAATCTGCTGGACTACCAGACAGAGACTCAGCTAAAACTTTCATCTATGCTTTCCTCTATGGGGCAGGAGATGCTAAAATCGGAAGCATTGTCGGAGGCTCATCAAAACATGGAAAGAAGCTTAAAGCTAAGTTCCTCCGCAACACACCAAGTCTTGGAGATTTGCGAGAGCGCGTTGAACGAGCCTGTCTTAGAGGGTATCTTGAAGGACTTGACGGGCGGAAGCTCCACGTAAGATCAACACATGCGGCACTTAATACACTATTGCAGTCAGCTGGTGCGATTGTTATGAAAAAAGCGTTGACACTGTTAGATGAGTATGCTAAGATATACAAGATAGAGTATAACATGGTAGGTAATATCCATGATGAGATACAGGCTGAGGTCAGAGCAGACCAAGCAGATCAATTCGGATGGTTAGCTGTAGAATGTATTAAAACGGCTGGCGTTAAGTTTAACATGCGATGTCCCTTAGATGGGGAATACAAGGTAGGTAACACATGGGCGGAAACACATTAGACACATTGGTAGAAGATGTATACCGATTAATGAAGAACAAGAACAGTGCTAAGGGGGTAGACACTGAAGAAGAGATTGAGAAGTTTGGCGAGGCTATGAAGGACTTGATGCGTAAAGAGTTCTCCCCTAGTGTGCCTAACTACAATGGACGTTCAGGTCTACGGATGTCCTCCATAGGGAAGCCTCTGCGTCAACAGTGGTTTGGTTTAAACAAGTATTCAAAGGAGAAGATTGACTCCAAGACATTAATCAAGTTCATGTATGGTCATGTGATAGAAGAGATGCTATTGTTCTTCGTTCGTTTGTCTGGACATGCAGTTACTGATGAGCAGAAACTATGTAACGTAGGGGGTATCAAAGGCTCGATGGACTGTAAGATCGACGGGGTTGTTGTCGATGTAAAGTCCACCACTAAGTTTGGTATCACTAAGTTTGAGAATGGGTCCTTAGCTGCTGACGATAGTTTTGGATACATAGATCAGATTAAAGCATACGCACATAGTGAAGGTGAACGTAAGTGGGCATGGTTAGCTATGGATCGTGACTCCGGTAAGCTTGCTGTATGTCAATATGATCTGGATGATACGGAACATCCTTACCATTCACATTTCTCTCAAGACATTGAGGAGCGTGTTGAAGAGGTAAAAAAGCATACAGGCGGGGAAGATATGCCGGAGCAATGTTCCTTCCCGGTGGAGGATGGCAAGTCAGGAAACTTAAAACTCTCTACTATGTGTGGCTATTGCCCATACAAAAAGCATTGCTACCCTACGCTAAAAGCCTACGCCACTGGCTCCGGTCCTAAGTTCTTGACACACGTAGTTAAGCGTCCAAAGTATAAGAGTGGCGCTGTGTGTCCAGAGATTGATTTAAACTTTTAAGGGAGAAACAACATGATTGAATATAGAGTAGTTACAACACCTCGACAAGACCGACTAGAAGAGACTGTAAGTAAGATGCTTAATGAAGGCTGGACTTTACACGGGAACACTTTCGTAGCTGGCTCAGGCGGTATGACACAGACGTTGATACGTGATGTCGTAACACCAAAAGCTAAAGCAGTAACAACAAGTAAAGCTAAGTCTAATGAAGACTAAGCCTTATCGTAACAAGTTTGAGGCCCATGCGGCAGAGGTTTTAGGAGACCTCTGTACGTATGAGTCCAAGAAGGTTCCCTATGTAACACATAGGAACTACATACCAGACTTCATAGGACCACATACCATCTCAGGCATAGAGATACTGGTGGAGGCTAAAGGATACTTCAGAGTAGGAGACATCCAGAAGTACAAGGCCATTAGAGACTGCTTGAATACACATAAACAGGAGCTAGTGTTTCTACTGTATAACCCTACGAAACGAGTACGTAAGGGTGGGAAGTTAAACATGAAGCAATGGTGTGAGAAGGAAGGGTTTAGAAACTATACTTTGGGGGACATTATTGATGCCTTTACAACCTAACCAGTTCTTAGTACGCCTAGCGGCTTTGGCTGATGCAGAATTACTGTGTGATATCTTAGGTATCGACAGTGAAGACATCATTGAACGCTTTGATGATAAGATCGAAGAACATATGATTGAGTTATGTGAAGTGTTTGATGTAGACATTGAACCACAGATTGAAGAGGACATCAATAATGATGGATGAAGAGTCACCAATGTTTATGTTCCCACCGGATACCTTAGTGGAACGGATGGAACAACTCAGGAAGATTGTAGCTGATATGTGTAAGTACGAGGTAGAGGGTCCTGAGTGGACACTGTTATGGGAAGCCTCTAATCTATTACTTACCAGCTGTAAGCTTATAGATAAACCAGATACACCTAAGTACAACGTACATAAAATACATTAACAGGGGATAACTATGCGCCGAAACTATACTAGAGAGCAGAAGGTTGAGGAGTTCCATAAAGCTATGGGTACTGACGTAGCGGCTGAACCCCGTGTGGGCCTCTTACAGCTACGGGAGAAGCTCTTAGTCGAGGAGTGTACTGAAGTAGTTGCAGAGTTACAGACGATGCAGATGGAACTTGAGCGGGGCAAGCCGATTAACAAAGAGCAGTGGGCGAAGCTGCTGAAGGAGCTATGTGACTTACAGTATGTTTTATCAGGGACTGTGGTTAGTTTTAGTGCCATTGTGGACAGTTTTAATCCTGCTTTCAACAGGGTGCATCGTAGCAATCTGTCTAAGCTTGACGATGAAGGTAATCCGGTTCTTAACGAATATGGGAAGATCACTAAAGGACCGAACTATAAAGCTCCTACTCTTGAGGACTTGATCTTATGACCTTATGGTTGCCGGGGGATGAGCCACCTAATACTGCACGAACTGTACTGGCCTACGTAGGCGCTGGGAATTTAGCGACAGCGTACTACGAGTGGAAGAAATGGGTATGGGCAGGAGGACATGTTATGTCTATACCTCCCCTTTACTGGATGGATGTACAGTATTTGATGAAGGATTTACCTAATGATTAAAATTATTTTAGTAGTTCTTACAGTTATACTACCAGATGGAACAATAAGAACAGCTGTGAATGAAGTAGATACGGCAAGAACCTTTGCGGACTGTAGAGATATTATAGCTCCACAAATCGAATTGAAGTATACCAATTTAATTAAATCAGCACTTGACGTACACACTAGATGTGTTACAATAAAGCTACCACAACAAGGAAGTAGATTATAATGAATAACAATATCGGTCACAACTCTTACGGTCCACAAGTACAGGCGTGTGATGACTTACATGCACAGAAGTACCGACTACCTAATGAGTCATTTAATGAAGCGTGTGCTAGACAGGCAGGGGCTATGTCTGACACTGAAGAACATCGTTTAGTCTTTAAGAATATCCTACTTAACCAACGGTACATGCCAGCTGGTAGAGTACAGGCAGCAATGGGAAGTCCTAAGAATGTTACAGCGTACAACTGCTTTGTCAGTGGAGTTATTGAAGACAGCATGGACTCAATCATGGATAAGGCTAAGGAAGCCGCTGAAACTATGCGTCGAGGAGGTGGGATTGGCTTTGACTTTAGCCGCATACGTCCTCGTAATGATCGTATTGTTTCTCTTGATAGCAGCGCCTCTGGCCCTGTTTCATTCATGGCTATATTTGACAGCGTATGTAATACTATTGTATCGGCAGGTCACAGACGTGGAGCGATGATGTCTGTCCTACGTGTTGATCATCCTGACATTGAAGAGTTCATACGTGCCAAGAAAGACAGTAGCACGTTGACTAACTTTAATATTAGCGTTGGTGTTACTGATGAATTCATGAAGGCAGTCCAGAGTGGGGATATGTTTGATCTTGAATTTGAAGGTAAGGTTTATGATAGCATTAACGCATCAGCATTGTGGGATGAGATCATGCGTAACAATTGGGATTGGGCAGAGCCGGGAATTTTGTTTATTGATCGCATTAATGATGACAACAATCTACACTATGCAGAGACCATCGAAGCTACTAACCCATGTGGTGAGCAACCATTGCCTGCCTATGGTGCTTGTTTGTTAGGTAGCTTTAACTTGGTTAAGTACGTCAGTAGATTAAACCAACATAAAGATTACTATACGTTTGACTACGCTCAGTTCAAGAAGGATATTCCACATGTTGTACGTGCTATGGACAATGTTATTGATCGCACTAAGTATCCTCTTGTGGCTCAAGAGAGAGAAGCTAAAGCTAAACGACGAATGGGATTGGGGATCACTGGACTCGCTAACGTACTCACTCTTATGGGTATCAGGTATGGTAGTTCTGATGCAGTACGAGTGACTCGTAAGATAACTAAGACGCTTATGTGTGGTACGTATGAAGCATCTGCTTTGTTGGCTGAAGAGAAGGGAGTGTTCCCTGAGTACAAGCCTGAGTATAACCAAAGTCAGTTCATACAGCGTTTACCTGTTGACATACGGGAGTTAATACAGAAGCATGGTATCAGAAATAGTCACCTCACCTCTATCGCCCCCACTGGCACTATTAGCTTCACTGCTGATAACATTAGTAGCGGTGTGGAACCTGTATTCTCAAATCAATTGGATCGAACTGTCCAAACAGAACAAGGCCCTATCATCGTTCCACTCAAGGATTATGTATACAATACGTATGGCCTTAGGAATGTAGAGGCTGATGACTTGACCACACATGACCACTTAGACATGCAGATTGCAGTGCAACCCTTTGTTGACTCGGCTGTATCTAAGACTATTAATGTGGCTGATGATGTTACCTTTGATGAATTCAAGGGTGTATACATGAAGGCATGGAAGGGTAAGCTTAAAGGATGTACTACGTTTAGAGCATCAGGTAAGCGTTATGGTATCTTGAATAAGGTAGAGCCTTTAGAGGAACCAATTGAAGGAGCAGCATGTTTCATTGACCCCCTTACCGGAGGTAAAGAATGTGGGTGACATGGTAATTAAGAAGGGGATGATGTTGGAGGACGTTCAAACAGGGCGGGTTATCCAAGTCATCTCCAAAGCCTCAGACA